TTTGAACCATATATAATCTCTTTCATATCTAAACTTGTATTTTAAGCTGTTATTATCAAACTGCCATCTACAATGATGTTCACATTTCCCTATGTTAGCGTATATCCATCCTAACATTACAGTGTGTTTGTACACCGCCTGCCGAAATTGACGAGCCGGAATAATTACTTCATGCCAACCTGGCTTGGTGTGTTCCCATCCATTTTTTTCATCATAGTGATTCATTGCCAGGTTAGGTTGAACCAAATGTAATCTGCATCTTCTTTGAATGCAAAGAACATCATATCGCCACCGCCAATGCTATTCAGTTCGTAGTTGCCATGATGGTCCCAAAAGCCGCGATGCCAATCATTGCGCCACTTACCTTGACAATTCTGTTCGCACCATTCCATCATTTGCTCAACTAGGTCATGATATTTTAATCCATACAGTGCAACACCAATTGGTTCTATTGGAACTAGATGGGGGTATCCGTGATAAAAGGTGTGGGCCCATCTTGCTCTGTAACCAATATTAGGATCATACTTGCGTTCGTATTCACGCCAAGTCTTGCAGCCATAGTTTTCTAAGAAGCGTTTCTCTTTGTAACCCTTCCAGCGTTCTTTAAGTTGTTTAATCATGTCCATTTTAATAGAAACCATGCTATATCTTCTTCTCTGTCAAATATAATAGTATCGCTGTATCCAGTACTGTCATATTCAACTCTTCCTCCCCACTGTTTTAATCCTGTTTTTACATCAGTATCATCGAGGCTAAACAAAAAGTTAAACCACCAGGACTGAGTTTGATTGTTCTTATCGTTTATACACAGCGTATACATTAGTCCCACCGTAATAAAAATGCTAGCCTATCTTGTTCATTCTTAAACTCTAACACCATGCCGGTTAATGCCCAGCCCGGAGTGCATTTATTAGCCCAGTCAGTAATCTCTTGCTCATTCTTAACATAAAACTTGTAGTCAACAACAATGACAAATGGCTTCATATGTTGCGGAGAGACACTAAACCTCATCGGTGCCTCAGTAGGAAGACAGTGTACTTACGTTCATCTACAACTTCAAATGCTTTATCGGGCCAGTTAACCAATCGTAGACCGTATTCCGATTCGGATATCTGATTACAGTGTTCATTTGAAATACCAATCTGCCGGTAATCGTAGGACTTATCAATCAGTTGGTCAGTCCATGTATCAAAAAGTTTAGCATCCATATGAAAAAACTTGTTCATAGATACCCCAGGATAAAGGTCAGTGCTTCTTTCTTTTCGTCAAAGATGAAGTCATAGTCCCAACGGCTTCTATAGAGTCCTTCACTATCCCAAGTATATCCTACATTAAACCGCCGCTTGATATGGTAACTCATGTTACGCTCTTTACACCAGTTAAATGAATCAGTAGTGTTAAGTACCCCACGCACTCTCACGCAGTATTTTTGGCCGCGACGAACTACTTTGTAAGTATCAATAGCCTGCGGCATTCAACAGTTCCTTAACCTGTGTCACCATTTCAGTATTACGTCTAAACTTGATAGCCCATTGCTCTGGATTAATGTATTCGAATATCATTTTTTGTTGAGTGCTATCTATTCCTTCAAGGAACTGAATACCGCTTTCACTCTGATAAAGCATCCACGGACTAATCTTGCCATTAACTACTAGACTGCATATGCGATTTCTATTACCATATCGTAGATAGTCCTTACTTTGAACTTTTTCATTTTTGGCATGGTCAATTGTAGTTTCAATGCTACGAGCGATTGCGTCTAGCGGATCTTCTTGCTTGAGACATTCAACTAAAAATTTATCATAGTTGCTATCACTACACCAACTATCAATTTTGATGTTGTTCTTCAAAAGCCAATCAGCATAACGAGGCACATTGATACACTTAATATCAACACAGTAATGACCAAACTTGACGAAGGCAATGTAGTATGCGCTCTTAGCAAAGTCTTGATATGTCTTTTGCTTTTTACTTGTAGTATTTCTTTTGTAAAATTCAAGCCAAGATTGAAAGCCGATACGATTACCTGGCATGTCGCGGTCTTGCCACCTGCGCTTTGTCTCGCACAGATGGCTTACCATAGTTCTTTCCTTCAGAAAATATCTACTACAGAATTCGCATTGGAAATCTGTTTTAGTTACCGAAGGCTTCTTCGTATTTTTTGATATCTTCGTCTGTAATAATTTCACTTAACAACTCAATCTCATCAAACTTCATTTCGGGGAACTTAGCTGCAATATACATCTTTTTTCTATGGTTGTCAACAAAAACATCAGTTACTAAGTTAAGATCACTATCACTTGATTTAGGATATATCTTTTTGTAATAATCCTTAATCTCTTTAGTTTTAGGAGATTCTTTCAACTTACTGACACGCTCACGAATATGAGGGATCCATTGATGAAATTGTTTTCCCATACCCGGGCTTGCTGAACACAACATTAGCCACTGTAGTTTAGGATGCTTCATTACATTTTCGTTGAACAAGTATTTGTTTGCATACTCGTTTGTACTCATAACGTAATAGCGTGATAGCCCTTCGCTACCTTTAATTGCACTAATCCAATGCAACATCATAAACGGCACGAACTTCTTCTGCTGTTCGGGAGTCAATCTATCGTAATACGAATAGTCTTTGCGGTCAATAGCCGCAATTGCGTCGAAAAGGTCAAACTCGACCTTCTCAAACTTTTCGTCTGCTGATAGTTTCTCTTTAGCCATTATGCCTTCAACGATTCAACTGCAATAACGTGTTCAATCGCTTGACCAATACTGTCACCGTTGTTAACAATAGTCAGCGTCGGCCCATCACTTTCTCGCATACGTTCATTTTTGTAATGTTCAATCACGTAGCCTCCAGATGCTGGATAGATAGTGAAGCGAATGCTCTTGTTTGCATCAATGCTCCGAGATTGAACAGAGTCTACTACTGCATATGTTCTATCCTCATGACGAGAATTTTCCCATGCTTCGCGGCACCATTGTGCAAACTTACGTTTTAACCAACCCATCTTCTTTTCCTTCTCTTTTCTTACCTTGCGATTTCTAGCAGAATCAAGCCTAAATACAGTTTGGCTGGGTAGAGTGCCTGCTATCGTTCTGTTGTACTTTGCCTGACCGAGTGTTGTGTGTGCATGATGACCACTAGACATTTAAATGTGTTCTCCAAAATTCAATTGTTCTATCTAACCCGTCACTAAGTGAGATCTTGGGTTCCCATCCAGTCATTTTAGTAAGCTTTGCATTACTACTGTTTAGCAGATAAATCTCTCCGGGTCTAGCTGGTTTGGTATTCCAGTTGACTTTACCTTCCCAATTTAACTTCTTTGCAATCATATCCACGTAGTCTGAAATACGAATTGCATTGTTAGGACCCAAGCAGACCAATTGACCTACGCACTTGCCTGGGTTATCGATGATAACTTCCCAAGCATCAATTAAGTCATCGATGTACAAGAAATTGCGATACGGTACCCCATACCCCAAATTGATTTCATTTGGGTTCTTTAGCATCTGCGTGATGATTTGTTCTGTAACAAAGAAGTCATTATCTTTACGACCGTATGCGTTAGTTTGTCTAATGATAGTATACGGGAAGTTGTAGCTTCTGCTTGCATATTCCAAATACTTTTCACAAGCAAATTTTGCTACTGAATACGGAGCATTGGGATTGGGAATTGTAGTTTCATCAAAGACTTCAATTTCAGATTCATTTCCGTCCCTGATAAGGTCACTGATAGGTTGCCAACCATATACTTCCATAGTAGAAGCAAACACAAAATTCTTTAGATTTGAAAGTTGGCTTGCGGCCTCAATCAAGTTTACCGTGCCCACATAGTTAATCTCGCTGAACACAGTCTGTTCATAAAAAGATTTTTCTACTTCGGTCCGAGCGGCAAGATGAACAATCACTTCCGGATCAGCAGCATGAACCTCGTCACGAACAGCGGTATGATCCCGCAAGTCGCTTTCAAGCAAAAATAAATCATGCTTATCTGTTAGTCGTGCTACAATATGTTGCCCGATGAATCCGCTATGACCAGTAATTAGAACTCTCATTTTTTAATCTGCGTACTAATTTTGCGATTTTCGATAAAGGTTTCTACTTGAATGTTTGGGAATAAAGTTCGCACTACACCCATCACATCACCTTCTTTTTTCTGCTTAACGCACCTTTTGTAAGCTTTCAATACAGTCATCACTACGTCTCCTTTTAGTAAGCTAAAGAATAATCTACAATTTCACAGTTTCTACTGACTTCTTTAATGAAATACACGCATCTGGGCTTTTCTCCTTCATCAATAGGGACGCTTAAAAATTGACCATTTTTCAATCTGGGTGCATACCATGTAACTTCTGGATAGATATCAAGAATCTCAATAGGCAAGAATGTCGGGACAAATGATGTCAGTGAATTAAATTGAAAGGCATTGAATCCTCTGTCATTAAGACTCGAAAGAGGTAATGCTTCTAAATCTCCATGCTCTTGTTCACCAATTAGCACTTGCCAATCCATCGGCATCTTAATCACTTTATCTGCAATCTTCAATACCAATGCAGGACTATTAAACGATTCTAAAAAGATAAGGGGTATAAAATGATAATCTACATTAGCAGGGACGCTGTTATCTAAAATAGAAAATCGCAGATCGTCTATTTCATCAGGCAATGTCTCTAGATTATACGAAGTATTTTCAAGGGTAAGTATTCTCATGATGTTATTATATCAACCTTTACTGTATATGTCAAGATATTAATAGTCCAATTTCTCTATACTGAAAGGATAGTTGGCTTCTTTGTAGAACTGCTTACGTTGTGTCAAGTGACGCTTCGCAAACTTACATGAGGATGTGATATCCCAAATCTGTACATGGTCCTTGTCTTCTGCTTTACGAATGCCTCTGCCTATTGACTGAATAACTCGTACAAACGATTTGCCAGGCTCAATA